GAACGCAGCCGTCCCGAAGACCGACGCTGGCATCCGCGCCGAGCTGGCCAAGCTGAAAGGCAAGGGCCAGAAGATCATCTACGCCAACGCATCCACGATCTACAACACGATCGCCGGCATCCAGGACACCAACAAGCATCCGCTGTTCATGGCGTCCGCGATGGATGATCCGACCGTCGCCGGTGTGATCTACGGCGCGAAGGTCAAGGAAGACGTCAACCTCGCGGACGGCGTTTTCTATATCGTCGTGAAGGGCCAGCTCCTCGCGAACGATTACGACGACCTGACGATCTTCTCCTCCACGCTGCCGAAGTCTGCGGCCGAATGCAAGACTGCATACAGCCTCTTCGACGCTGGCCTGAAGAACCCGAAGGGCGCCGTGAAGGGCACCTTTGCTTCCTGATCAGAGGGGCAGAACAAACACAACGGGAGAGCCTGAAATATGGCTCTCCCGTCCTTTTGGAGGGTTAGACAATGGCGACGAAACTGCTTGACAACGTCAAGGCGGATCTCAGTATCACGCACAGCAAAAAGGACAATGAAATCGAGGATGCGATCACCACGGCAAAGCAGCGCCTCTCTCAGATCGGCGTCGGCATCGTAAGCGAAAACAACAAAACGACGGCAACGGCGATCAAACTGTTCTGCCGGTACTGGTTCAACTTCCAGGGCGACGGCGACCGGTATCTCGGATCCTTTGAAGCGCTGGCGAATGCCATGTCGAAAGCTTCCGAATTCCGGGAGGAGGACGGGAGCGAATGAGCAGAGCATTCAGCCCGGACAAAACCAACCGGACACCGTGGACGGACGTGATCACGCTGATCAGCGAGAACACCACCGAGGACGCTGCCGGATTCGTGGAGCATGATCCTCCTACGCGAAGGGAAATCTTCTGCACCTTCGTCGAAGGTGCATCAAGAGCGGAGTATTACGAGGCCATGAAGGCGGGTGTCAGGATCTCAGCCACAGTGGAGATCTGGGAAGATGACTTCCAGGGCGAGCGGAAGCTGGAGCGGGGAGACAAGACATACGAGATCGGCCGGACGTATCCGACCGGCCGCGGAACCCTGATGCTGTATCTCACGGAGGTGTGGAGATGACGACAAACGAGCTGCTGAAGGAAACGCTCGAGCCGCTGCTGCCGGGGAGAGTGGCGCCGATCGAGTACACCGGAAAGAGCGAAGAGTATATCGTCTGGAATCACTCCATGATCCCGGAGGTCTTCGCGGAAGGAGTCGCACACGCTGCAAGGTATCTCGTGCAGGTGCACTACTTCCTCCCGAACGGGAAGAACCCGGATCCGATGAAGGTGCAGATCTGCCAGGCTCTCCAGGCGGCAGACTTTACCACGCCGTCGATCCAGGACGCAAACGAGGCAGCCGGACAGCACTACGTCTTCGAGTGCGAGTGCTGCAATGGAGGCCCAACCTATGGCCAGGCTTGAATTCACAGGTACCGATGAACTTCAGAACGCGCTGACACGAATCCGTGAAATCCCGTGGCCTGTTACTGAACAAGCTTTGGACGGGATGGCTAAGGTAGCGGCGGAGGAGATCAGAAAAACAGGTGAAGCCATGGGCGTCAGAGATGAGGAAAGCAACGTCCATATCCTGGATCACATCACAACAAAAAAAGCAAAGCAGAATGACGACGGAGGCCGAGAGCAGATTACATTCGACGGCACTCGCAGAAGAGGGAAAAAATCGACACGCAATGCAGAAATTGCCTTTGTCAACGAGTACGGAAAGAAAGGGCAGAGTGCAAGACCGTTTATCAGAACTACGCTTGAGCAAAAAGAAACAACAATTCAGGAGCCAGGCGTAAAGATAATCGGGGACTGGATCGAAAAGAATTTCAAATAAAACGGAGGAATATAAAATGGCAAAGTATGACCTGCGCTATATCCAGTGCGCAAAATACGTCAACACGGACGGCGTCATCTCCTTCACGGACAAGCAGAAGGTCGGCGACGCCATGACGGCAAACATCGAGCTTCGGTTTGCTGAGGGCCGTCTGTATGCCGAGAGCACGCTTGCCGAGTACATTCGCAAATGCACCGGCGGCACCATCTCCCTCGGCGTGAAATACATCAAGAATGCCGCTCAGAAGCTCATGTTCGGCATGACGGAGAAAACCCGCTCCATCACGCCGCAGGGAGGCAGCGCCACGCAGGTGAAGTCCCTCGTGACCAAGCGCAGCACGGTGGGCGCCTATGTCGGCATCTCCTTCTACACACCGGCACTGTACGAGGGTGTGGAGAAGTACGACTGCATCTTTGTGGGCAAATGCATGTTCGGCGAACCGAGCGAAAGCGCCCAGACCGCCGGTGAAAACATCCAGTTCGGCACTCCCGTCACCAACGGCGAGTTTCTGGCGGATGACAGCACCGACGGCCAGATCAAGGAAGTCGTGACGGTGGATTCCGAAGCGCTTGCCATCGCCTGGTGCGACGCCGTTCTCAGCGCATTCTGAGCGAAGATCAATGAAAGAAACAGAACACGATGACCAGTATCAAGCTTGAGGAGAAATCCATCGAACTGAACGGACGGACCTATGTCCTCCGGATGAACATGTCCGTGCTGGACCGGATCCTACAGGTCTGCGACGGTGAGGTGAAAAACCTGCTGGAGAAGTCGGTCTATGACTCTTCGGCCATCACCGTGGCGGCGATGCTCAACGACTACGCCGAGGATCAGGGCTGGGATCAGGACTGGACGGACCGGAAGGTCAAGAAGATCTTCAACCCGGCCATAATGAAAATGCTGGACGTGACCGGCATGTTCTACAGGGCCATGACGCCGGAGAAGAAAGCGAACGCAGCTCCGCCCGTCGGTCCGAAAACCGAAGACAAGAAACCAGACGAAGACTCGGGAAACTGACGGACCGGGCGGATCAATCCACGTCAATTGATTTCGCCCGGTATCTCAGCATCTGGCTCTTTTCTCTGCGGATGGATGAACGGCTCTTCTGGAAAACCATGAACCCGGCAAGACTGCACGCCTTGTACGACACATGGTTCCCGCTGAGACCGAAGGCAACGGAGCACGGCTCTGTCGGCCCTGTCAGCGCAGGAGGAAAGACAACCAGATTTGTGGACCTTGACGTTCCGGCAGGGAACGAGAAAAGTCTTGCACAATACTTCATAGGAAGGTGATGCGCCATGGCGGGAAGCTCCAGAAAAGTGAATGTCGAGGTTGCCATCTCGGGCGAAACCAAGTACAAACAGGCAATCTCTGAACTGAATGCGGCCAACAAGACCATGGGCGCGGAGCTCAAGCGACTCTCCGCAGAGTACCAGGGAAACACGGACAGCCTGGACTTCCTCACCAAGAAGGGCGAGGGTCTGCAGACCATGCTGGACCAGCAGAAGGAAAAGGTCGCACAGCTGCAGGAGGCGGTCAAGTGGGCGGCACAGCAATACGGTGAGGCAAGCACCAAGACCCAGAGCTATGCCGCTCAGCTGGCCAACGCCGAAACCTCGGTCATCAACCTGGAACGGGCGATCGAGGACAACAACAAGGCCATGGAGCAGCAGAAGTTCAGCACGGAGACTTTTGACCAGCAGATTGCCGTGCTGAACTCAGAGCTGCAGGAGCTGGATTCGGAACTTGCAGCCGGAGCGGACGCCACGGAAAACTTCCGGGCCAAGCAGGAGACGCTGACGGCCATTCTGGAACAGCAGGAGGAGAAGTACGAGACTCTGTGCGCGGCTCTAGATGCCGCCATGAACTCCGAAACGGCCACTGAAGAAGAAATCAACGCCCTGAAGATTCAGGTCAATCAGGCTGCGACGGCCTACAACAACACGTCCGCTGCAATTCAGAAGAATTCCGAGGCTCTGCAGCAGCATCTGGCCAAGCTGAGCATGGAGGAACAGGGCCTTACCGGGATCGGGGACGCACTGAGTGGTATTTCCAATAAATTCGGCATTCAGCTTCCGGATGCCGCAAAGTCCGCCCTGAACGGGATGGGATCCTTCTCCACCGGCACGGTCGCCGCCCTGGGCGCAGCCGCCGCAGGCGTGACGGCCCTGTATGAGGGAATCAAGGCACTCCACAACATGACGGTGGAATACGCCGCCTATGCGGATGATATCATCACAAAAAGCGCATCAACAGGTCTCTCAACAGAGTTTCTGCAGGCGTATGAGTACGCGCAGAACCTTGTGGACGTGGATCTGGATACCTTCACCGGGGCCATGCAGCGACTCACCGACAAGATGGCGGACGCCAGGGACGGAAACGAGGCGCTGGCGGCAACTTTCGAGCAGCTGGGCGTATCGATCATCGACACAAGCGACGGAAGCCTGCTCCCGGCAGAACAGGTCCTCATGCAGCTGATCGATGCGCTGCATAACATGGAAAACGAGACCGAGCGGAACGCCGTGGCCAGCGATCTGCTCGGCAAATCATATCAAAGTCTGAACCCTCTGATTGCCTCCGGGACAGGAGATCTGCAGGAGTACATGGAGGCGGCAAAGGAAAACTACGTCCTCACCGAGGATCAGATCAAGGCCCTCGGCGAGTTGGACGATCAGATTCAGATGAACAACAACGAGTGGGAAGCGCTGAAAAGGCAGATTGCCGCACAGTTCGCCCCGGCGGCGAAGGAAGCCCTGGAAAACTTCGCAAAGCTGGTCACCGCAGCCGGAAACGCCCTGATCGACTCCGGCATTATTACCGGCGTAGGGGAGATCTTCACATCCCTGTCGAACATGCTGCAGCCGCTGACAGATCTGCTGGACACGGCCGATACCGCACCCGGCAGACTCAGCCCTGTCTATGAGGTGTTGCACGGCATTGCCGGCGTGATCGCATGGATCAATGATGCAGCCAACGTAGCAATCGGTCTGATCCAGACGCTGACGGTGGTCGGTGCTCCTTCCGGTCTGAAGCGGATCGGAACAGCGCTCGGTTACGGTGCCAGCTCCGGAAACTACTCCAACATGCAGAAGTGGCAGCAGAGCGGAGACCGGTTCTACGCAGCAGCAAACGGAAACTATTACAACTCGCAGACCGGAAGATGGGAAGGCAACTACGGCCGGAACGCCGGCGGCACGGACAACTGGCGGGGCGGTCTCACCTGGGTCGGCGAGGCCGGACCGGAACTGGTCGAGCTGCCGATGGGATCGAAGATTCTCAACGCACAGGATTCCAGAAAAATGGGCACTGTTTACATCGGCTCCATTGTGATCGATGCGAAGAACGTCAAGGAATTCAATGACATTGTCCGGATGGCGCAGACGGCAGCCGTGGAAACGATGATGGGGTGATGAGATGGCTCAGCAGACGATAAAACTATACGCGAGAAAATGGGCGTTCACCGCCCAGTCAGATCCCGTCAGAGTTCAGGATCTGACAGGTAAAAACAGTGTGCGCCTTTACAAGGAACAGAACCGCCTGTATATCGAGTTTGACGCATTCCCGACTGCGCTCCGGAAGAAAAAGCTCTATGGAGCCACCGCACTTTTCCATGTCGATCTCGGAATGTGGAGTACAAGTTCCGGAATCCTCATGCGTACCGTGATGGTGCTTTATCCGAGCACCGCGTCGATCGATCCAGAGACGCTTGTGTGGGCAAATCAGCCGGCTGTTCCGAATCTCAGCCCGAATCTCAGCTACCTAAAAACAGATCTGGGCTACTGGGAGCGTGATGAGGAGTTTCTCCCGGCAGGCGCTTCGACAGCCTTCAGTACAGAATTAGCCAAAAGGTTTACGAAGTATAACACCGGGGCTATGGTAAACCTCGGACCGGATTCCAGCAACACGGCAAAACTGTACACGCTGGAAGACGGCACCAGTCTGCCGTACCTTGAGCTGACCTATGACGACACGGAAAACGCAACAAGCCAAGTGGTAATAAAGTCCTATCCATCGGGGACCATCAACGCTTCCGAAGCAAAGGAGTTTACCTGGGAACTCGGACCGGATGTCTACTATTGCGCGGATGACTTTGTGCAGCAATCGGCAGTCCTTTTCTGGAAAACCTCTGATGCGTCCACCTGGAACCAGATCAACATCAGCGGAAACAACTTGTCCTACACGGCTCCCGGAGGGACCTTTCCAGGCGGAAAGAACATTCAGTTCTACATTCAGGCAACAGACACTGACGGAACCACGACGCAGACATCCACATACGCCTTCAGCACTGCTGCGTCGCAGATCAAGGCAACCACTTTCCCGACCGGGAAGGCGATAGACCCGAGAACAGCCCTCAATTTCGAATGGGTTTATGAGAGTGAAGCCGGAGAATACAGTCAGAGCAGTGCGGTTCTGCACTATCATCTCGTCGGATCTGCCTGGCAGACGTACAGTATTTCCGGATCAACGCAGAGTCAGACAATTCCGGCGAACACCTTCCCGACGGGCGGAACGGTAGAATGGTATATCGAAGGCACAGACATCTGCGGCGTCAGCAGTTCCACGACAACCGCAAGCTTTACGACGGTGTCCACGAAGGTCGTGCAGCAGGGAGGCCCGACAGACGGATATGCGGATCCGCGAAACGCAATCACCTTCTCCTGGTATCTGGAAAGCACGGTCGGAGACTATACCCAGTCCTCCGCAAGTTTCTTCTGGCGAATCTCAGGAGCGTCCACATGGAACGAGATTGCGGTTACCGGAAACACGAAAAGCGTCACCATTCCGGCTAACACATTCCCTGTGGCGTCAACGATCGAGTGGTACATCACAGCAACCGACACCGGCGGAACGACAACTTCGACAGAACAATTCAGCTTTTCGACCGCGGCCGGCACGACGATCGCAACCTGCGTGTCGCCGACCGGAACAGCGGAGGATGGAACGAAGCCGATCACGTTCAACTGGACAATCCAGAACTCGGACGGAACTGCTCCGATCCGGACCGTGCTGCAGTGGAAAACGACCTATGAGAGTGATCTGGAATGGCACACGATTCTGGACACGGAGGACAGCATCAGCGAGTACACGGTTGAAGGAGGCTATTTCTCTGCCGGACCGGTACAGTGGAAGGTATATGCCTATAACCGGGACAATGTAAAAGGGCCGGAGAGCGAATCATCTTTTATCTGCATCATTGCTCCGTCAGCACCTGCCGGGCTTTCCGCAACGCCTGTTCCGATGACAACGATTTCGTGGCAGTCCACAGGTCAGGAAGGCTATGAGCTCACCATTGACGGCGAGATTGTGGCGAAGGAGTACGGGCCGGCTGTTTACAGCTATAAGGTGAAAGAACCGCTGCAGGACGGAGAGCACATCATTACGGTGAGGATTCAGGGCCTGTATGGCATGTGGTCGAACCCGTCCACAACGTCAATTTACGTAACGAATGTACCGGAAGGGTCGATTGATCTGAGCGGAGTGTTTGACGTGGACGCAGACCTCAGTTTTGTGGAGACACCGACGGTGGCAGAGCTCTCTGCTCACTGGTACCGGGACGGCGTAAGGATCGCAGATACGGAAGATGTACGTGAATACACCGACCGGCGCGTTCTCGGCGAACACAGCTATTACGTCGAAATCTGGCACGACAGCGGGAACTACACCAGATCAAACGCCGTTTCCGGCATGATGGAAAGCACCTCTCCCAGAATCGCGGCTTTGGACGGCGGCGAGTGGCTGGAACTTCAGCTGAGTGAAAACAGCGACCGGGAACAGGGCTTTGACTGGAGCATTGAGGCCGCACACTTCAAAACCGCGGCGTCAAGGTGGCCGGTTCTGGAACTGTCTCCGTATGAGACTCTTTCCGGGAGCTATGAATGCGCGTTCTCCGACCAGGAAGATCTTCGCAGGTTTGAGAGCCTGCGCGGCAAGGTGGTCATTGTGAAGACGCAGCGTGGAAACGTTGTGATCGGCGGTCTCATTCAGATTTCAAAGAGAGAGAAACCGTTCTTCACCACGGTTTCATTCTCGGTGCAGCAGATTCATGTGGAGGAGGTCTGAGATGGTAAGATCGATTGACTTCCGCTACATGATACAGAAAAACGGCGCGGATTACTGTGAGCTATACAGCCTTTCCAGCAGTAATCCGACCATCAAGATGAATGAGAGCAGCAACGTCAAAATCTCTCTGAGCGGAGACTTCCTCATTCCGGCAAAAGAAGTGAACTGGCTCACGGACGAGATTCAGGCGAAGATCATCATAGACGGTGTGCCGACGTCGTGCGGCGTTTTTCTGCCGTCTGTTGTGACCGAAAATGAGGATGGAATCAACCGATACCTTCACATCGACGCACTGGACCGCTGCTGGCTTGCCCAGGACTGCAGAACAGAGCACAGAGTGTTCATTCCGGCCGGAACAAACTATGTCGAGGCCGTGGTCTCCGTCCTTGGCCTTGCCGGAATTTCGCAGATCGCATCGACGCCGACGGCGTTCGTCACCGCTGAAGACCGGGAAGACTGGGCGGTCGGCACGTCGATTCTGGAGATCGTGAACCAGCTGCTCAATGAGATCAGCTACAAGCCGCTATGGTTCAACGGCGATGGCGTGGCCATGCTGGAACCGGCGTCAAGCCCGACGGCACACAACATTGATCACGTCCTCGACGATACCAAGATAGAGAGCCTTCTCGCTCCTGGAATCAACAGGAGGACGGATCTGTACAACAAGCCGAACGTCTTTGTCTGCGTCTGTTCAAATGCCGACAAGGAAAACGGAATGGTTGCCATTGCGGAAAACACCAATCCTCAGTCACCGCTGTCCATATCCAGGAGAGGCAGGAGGATCACGCAGACGGTCCCGGTGCAGAACATCCCGTCACAGGAGGCACTGCAGCTTTACGCGAACAGGATGGTTACAGACAGCCTGACCACAGGCGAAACCATCGATGTGACAACAGCTCTTCTGCCAGGGTTCGGAGTGGGGGACGTGACGGCCATAAAATACGGCGACCTCATGGCCATCTGTCTTGAGCGGAGCTGGTCTATGGAAATGAGAGTCGGGGGCGCTATGACGCACAACTTGGAACAGGTGGTGTTGAACCTTGACTGATAGAAATCTGTTCAAGCGTGAGATCAAAAGACCGGAGACTGTCGCAAAGGCGGATTTCGTCTGCGCGACGATCACGGAGATCACCAACTCAGGCCTGCGTATTCTGGTAGACGGCGAGACGGAAGCCACGTCGAAGGTGTACAAGCAGCTGCTTACGGAACATTATCTGGCAGTTGGGGACCGCGTCATCGCTATGCTGCAGAACGGAACCTATGTCGTGCTCGGGACCATCGGCGTTCAAGGTCAAGGGGACGACGAGTATTATACGACGGATGTATCCGAGATCTGCGTTGCCACGTCTGATTTCACGATATCCAGCGCACAATATGCCCAGTGGGGGAAAATGGCGTCGCTCTACGTCAACGGATCGTTCACGAAGGCGTCCAGCAGTACCAGCGATACTACGCAGGCATTTACCATGGTTGAGGGAAAAAGACCGAGGATTACAAGCGCTGCCAGGGCTTGGCGAAACGCAAACGCCATCCTCTACAGGACCGGAATCATGGAGTTCTACGGCCTTGCAAGCAGCGGAACCGGCGCGACGTTCCTGGCAACCTATCTGCTGGCGTGATGCCGGCGAAGTAATAAACCAAAGGGGGAAGATAAATGTTCCTTGTAGCAGCAAATACCAGACAGGCGCTTGTCGGGCAGAAGGAATGGATCACGACCGGGTCGAGCGGGATTCAGGTCCAGTTTCTTTTTTCTGACGATTGGGAAGGCCTGTCAAAATTCGCGGTCTTCCGGAATGCGGAGATCGAGGAAAGCAAGATCCCGATCGCACTGCCGGCATCCGGACTGACAGAGTTGCCGGCCGAAAACTGCGCGGCAGAGTATGTGGACGAGAAAGTCTATGTCGGAGTGTACGGCAGCGACGGCCTCGGACACATCATCATCCCGACAATCTGGGTGAGCCTGGGCGTACTTAAAGAGGGAGCAGCCTACGAGGGCATGGATCCTCCGCAGCCGACGCCGGATATGTGGGCGCAAATCCTCGGGATTGCCAACGAAGCTGCGGCGATTGCAGACGAATGCGAAGAGAATGAGGAACTTCGTGTTGCGGCAGAACAGCTGAGAGCGGACGCGGAGACCGCCCGAGCCAACGCCGAAACACTCCGGGCACAGGCAGAAGTTCAGCGAGCTGAAAACGAGACCCAGCGTCAGAACACAGAATCAGCACGGCAGAGCGCAGAGAGTTTGAGGGTTCAGGCAGAAACGCGCAGAGCGCAGGCCGAAGAATTCCGCCAGGCAAATGAAACAAGCAGGACTTCCGCTGAAAGCAGCAGAGCATCTGCCGAACAGACTAGGCAGGCGAACGAGTCCACCAGAGCCAGCAATGAGACGGCGAGGGTGACAGCCGAACAGGATAGAGTCGATGCTGAATCCGGGCGCGTGACCGCCGAAACCAACCGAGTTT